TTACTTCCTTCTGCATAACGTACTGGTCTTAGCTTTCAACACCTTCGCATTCATTACTTCGAAGCCATGGTCTTGTGCAAAGTCGATAAGATGTTGGTCGGTTCCTGCAAACCAAATCTCACCGACCCCTAACTTCGTTGCGGTATCGGCAATCTCGTGTACAAGTTCCCTGATCGCCAATGCTCTTTGTTGTCTTGACGCCGTTGGGTTCGGGGCTAAACTTTCTAAAACAATCGTCAGGTGATAGGGCATGTACATCACTGGTTCGCTGCCGTCGTCAGCCGCCAATATCCGGGTACTCTCGTATCTGAATATCTCCGGGTCGAACGTGTTCAAGTCCCGATTGGCATATAGCCACTCATTAAAGAGTGCTATATCGTCCTTTTTGAGTTGTCGGGCTTTAATGCGTTTCATCTTGCTGCTTTTCAGCTTGCCTGTTTCTCAAGGCATCAATGCCCCGAATCATTTCTTCATGTTGGGCGGTCTCATTCGTGTCATGCTGCTTCAGTGCTACCACCATGTCATCCGATGATTTTTGCAAATGGCTCATGTGGTTATTTAGCAAGGTGTTTCCCCAAGCTCGACCCTCTGTAAGCAAATCTAAAAAGTATTGCTTTGCCTGCCCATACTGATAAGAGAACTTCACAAGATAGCCCAGCCCAATCACAATACCTGCTGACACTAAGCAATCCCGCACGATGGTAGTAATAGTTGCGACTTCCGTTGGAATCATCATGGCTTTGCGCCCCTTCGTCTTATTGAACCGTACACTCAACCCTGCACTCGTAAACATTCATAACCACGTTGTTGGCAATCGCCTGCACCTGTACTTGGGTCAGGTCTTGCGAAGTTGGTAAACTCACAGCGTCGTAATACTGGGCATGGCTGCTGGTGGAATAGATCGCCGTCCAAGTTGCGCCATTGTCAAGGCTGTAATTGAGCGTTCCCGTTCCGCTTCCAGACACATACGTCATTACCTTCAAGGTGTTCGCTTGTACGGTCAACCCGCTGGGTGGATTGCTGAAGCCGTAAAAGGTTTGCCCGGTAGGGTAAGCATTGGTGCCATCTACGCTACAGGCGGTCGTCTCATTACCGTCATAGGCGGACGATCCATTAGCAAACAATGCCCCATTAGCTGGGTATGCGTAAATTTCTGCCATATAACTCCTAATGAGAAGGATTCGACAAGTTGAAATCGTCTAAATCCCAAAGATAAATAACCTTGATGGCGGCTGGTAAATACATATCTCGCCTCTGTCTAGTTTTTTCATGGACAGCCTTATTGACTTTATTTACCAAGACGAAGCTATAAGGCAAGATAGACAGACCATGTTCAAGACACCTGTCATGTGCGTGACGTAATGACGTGGACGAATTACAGAGGTCATCTACCAGCAGGACTGGGCGGTCTACACGTGGAACGCCTTCTATCCAATTCAGCAGTCCATAAGTCTTACGGTTCTTGCGTACACTGAAAGCAGGAATGTTAGTCTGTAATGAAATGCCTATAAGCAATGGCACGGCGGCTGATTCCATTCCTGATAGTTGAAAGTTGCAATGACCAATCTCCTGCTGCACTCTCTGCGTGAACATTGTTACCACGGCTCGTAGGAATTCGGGGTTATATAGTGCCCTTCGTAGGTAGAACATCCACGTATATTTAGTTCCGGGCTGTTTCCCCGGAATAGCATGGGCTATGTCTCGACGCTCGATACAATGGGTGTTGATGTAATCTTTTCCCCACTGCCACAGTTCGGTATAATTAGCTTCCTCCACCATCGCCTCCTCCGCCTGCATCGCCACCACTACCGCCGCCATCACCAGTGCCGCCACCGTCTCCGGTGATGCCATCGTCGGCTCCAGTGTCGTAATTAATCATGAAGGTCAAGCCTCCGTCTTTCTGTGCGTAGCCAATCTCAAACGGATAGACTCCGGGCGATGGGAAATTCATAAGGTAAGAGTGCTGGACATACATGTTCTCGGGTCTGTTGTAGCAGCACAAGATCGGTAGCCCTTGCATCGGGCTTGGTGAGCCATAGCCGCCTTGCGGTCCTAAGTTTGAGTAGACAGTGCTACCTTGAGGCGTGGCACTGACACTGCCACCAATCGCCAGCCAGAACCCGTCATCTGAACTGACGTACCATAAGATGTTGCCAGCCGTACTGACCACGAAGGAGCCTGTGACAATCATTTCGAAACTACTGAAACCACTAGCACCAAGAGGAAACAACGGGAAGTCGTTGTCAGGGTGATAGACGCCTGACCCATCTACCCCGTTATTGACCATTGGCTTGGCGTTCACGTTCTGGCAATTGAAGATGACGGAAACACCGTTCCATGTGTATGCAGGAGTGCCGATATTGCTGCTGGTGCGTTCGTTAATCCCGTTGTTAGAACCTGCCCATGCGTATATCTGGACATTGATTGCGCTTATCCCATTTGGGTATGGACCGGACGCTAGTGCCATGGCGTTCGCTGTCGGATACTCTGATATGACGAACGCGGTCACGCCAACCGATTGCAACGGGGATTCGAGTCCACTGGTCGAAGATGCCGATACCCAGTAGTAATAGACGGTGTCCGTGTAATCCTGCTCGGTCTGTATCCCGATGTTGGTTGTCGGCTGCTTGACATATTTCCAGCGGGAATATGGGGGAACAGGGGTCGTTGGAGAAGTTGACCTGTATAGCCAATATCCGTCAACCACGTCATGTTCAAGTCCGCCAATAACATTGAAACCAAACTCCCACCCGACATTGCCGGGTAAGGTGGTACGAAACTGAGCGATGCTCGGAGACGGCGGGGCGGACACAACCCCGTCAAGGGCAATGGTGCATGTGGGAGCGGACTTAAAATCGGCGCTCAACCCGGAAGGACCAACCGCAACCACGGTAACAGTGACGGTCTCGTGCGTCGTATCGCATAGGAAAGAGATGGGGCTCTCTGAACCTTGGGACATTAGCTGGGGAGTGGCAGTCCCGTTATACCCGGTAAACCAGACCTGAGCGGAAGAAAAGTAAGGGTCGCCAATGGCGGGAGTGAAATCTATCCCCACAAGCGAGCATAGGGTGTTATCCCGCAGTTTGTAGGGCGATTCCGTAGCAGAGATATTGCCCACCTGTAGCGGTATCCCTGTTCCTGTATTGTTGACCGTACTGAGAGTGCTGGCGATTGTCGTAGCCTGAGGCGAAGCCGCTGGGGGCGTGCTTGTCCATTGCCAGCCCATCTGGCTTGGCACCCCGTTGCCCTGTGCGGCGAAGACGCCAGCGGTGGTCGTGTCTAAAACCTCGGTAGGATCGGGTGCTCCCACAACAGGGATTAACCGCTGTCGGTCGCTCACGAAGGCGGCGGCGTCAACGGCGCTCGTGCTTATCACCGGGGTGTTTAACGTAATCGTGCTGTCAGAAATTGAAGGCATATTATTCCGGATGTATCGCCCCGAATACGCTGAAACCAAGCAACTCATTGGCGGCGTTCTCAGCAAGGAAACCAATCTGAATCTGCAAGTGCTGGCAAACTACAGGCTTCTGCCCTTGGCTTAGGTAAAAGCGATTCGAAAGCAAAGAAGTGCTTGACGGTAACTGCGGCGGATCAGGCACATATTTGCTCAACGTTTCGAAGTCGCCGGATATTTCACCAAGTAGAACGGACACCGAAGCCTGTGTTCCAATGGCTTTGCTCTGGAGCGTGATGCTCTGAACCTCAGCCAATGTACCGGGCTGTGCGAGTACCAAGCTGCCAAAGGTCACGTATGCTGTATAAGCCGTGTTGTTGTCGCTGAAGTGCGTCCAATCCCGATACCAGATGTTGTTTCCTGAGCCCGTCAATAGCTGGTGAACTCCGGGGCTGGTTTCGACAGAAGACATAGCCGTCGCTCCCCCGGTAATCACACCCTTCGGGCTCCAGCATGGACCGCCTTCAGGCATCTGGTTGGGGTTACACCTAAAATAGTTACCCGTGCCATCGGCGATGAATACTGCCTGATCCTGCCGCCCAAAAGAGTGATAAGCGACATAAGTCGTCGCTGGATTAAACGAAGCCAATTGGTCAGCGATAGGAAAACCCAAATCAACCACGCCACTGCTGGGAGTAATCATTAACAAGCGATGGTCAGAAGTGAAAAAGTAAGTGTTGGTGCCATCCCAATCGACACAGTTCCACGAAAGTAGACCCGTTCCACGTTGGGATATATCGCTAAAGAAAATTGTGCCTGAGGTTGCACCCGCAACAAAGGCGGTAGCTGATATTGTTCCCCGAATCTTGTAAATATCATCCAAGGTGAACACGTAAATGCCGTTGGCATAGGGCACTAAGGCGACTACTGTGCTTGGATACTGGAAATAATTCAGTGGCGGGAATGCCTCGTTGCCATTGCCGTTGACACAATCCGGACCCGCTGAATAGTAAACGTAGCAACCCTGAGCGTTGTTGACCGCTCCCCAATTGCGTCCTGCGTAATAGCATGTGGCGGTAAGCCCAGCAGGCGGGGGATTGTTCGCCATAGCCTGAGGCGCAATGATGAACTCGTTTAGCTGCGTGTCTGGTGTCCCAGTGTCGGTGTAGCTCCATGTGCCTGAGCCGGGGTTGGCAATCGTCGCCAGCAGAAGATAAGTTGCCCCGCCGTCAACCGTGCGGTAAATCTGAACATTGTTTACCTGTGGATCGGTGCTGGCGTTTCCCGCCAAGCCAACCGTGAAGTTGCTTTGAACGTTGGTGCTGGCGGAAACAGGTGAGGCTGTCGAAATATGCCCCGTGGTGCTGTTCTGGAAGCAGTAAACGTAACTCCAGCCCGTAGGCTGGTACGTGTTCGCCGTGCCATAAGTAAACGTCAGGGTCGGGGCGGACATCGGGGGATTGATGCCCCATTTTTCCAATGCCGTGCCATTCCACTTCAAAAGGTCGGTGCCGTCTGTCATGAACAGCCATGGACCTACGGGCTGAAAGAATGTCTGCCCTGCTCCGGTGCTCTTAGCGAATAGCTGAGTGGCGGTTGTGCTCGTGACCGTGTAGACGGCGGTAGCGGTATCGGCATGAACCGATATGGTCTGGTCAAAATGTCGAAACGAACAAAAGCTGATGGCTGGCGAAGGCAAGCTGGCGGTACTGTATGGAGTGAAGCCCGGACGCCGGATCAACGTGCCATAATTTGAAATTTCGGTATTCAGTCCATCCCAAATCGAATCTTGCCTGCCGCCATAAAACTTGGCGTCAACCCGTGAACCGGGTTCGACAAGGGGATTACGATTTGTCCATTCGCCCGTGAACTGACGGCGAACGGTCAAAGGGGTGAACTTTGAAGGTTTGACGGGCTGCGCCCCAGCGAGTTGGTAAACAGAAATGTCTGCCATGCTTTACCAACCCCAAGGTGTGAACGTGCCGGGAGGAGCACCTGAATAATCGTTCGGAGAACTGCCTTGTCCGCCTCCACCCTGCAAACCACGAGACGGATACATCCCGAAACTTTCGGCTTCGCGGTCGGCACTGCCAACCGCCTTTTTAATCATGCCTTCGAAGAGGGCGTATTCTTTTTCCCATCGGGGGTCTTCGGCTAGCTTCAAAGCCTTGGCAAAGAAGCCCTGCTTATAGACATAGGACAAGTCATCGGGAATCGGAGCCCATGTCTGCCCGATGCTGGTGATAATCGTCGGCTTCATTTGGTAATACGGCTGAACCTGCCATACCTGACCGTTCTGTGGCGGTAGCGGCGAAAGGCGGAAAGTGATGCCGTTCGGGTCAATGCATGTCCATGTGACGGTTCCATCGGTCGTGGTTTGACCGGGCGTCGTCGCCCATGTGGGCTGTGTGCTTCCCGTGGTGCCGTAGCTGGTGATTACCTGAATGTTGCCGTTGGCATCCCTGATCTGGGTGAACGGCTGCACGGGGCAAGCGGCTGTACCGATTGCATTGGTAAACTTGGTGTTGGCAGCCCATTTCCCGCAGATAGCCTCTAAGTTGCAAACCCAAGCGATCTGAAACGGGGTTCCCTGATAGCTGGTCTGAAGAAGTTCTCGAACGGATTCCAATCCCCTGATCTGCTGCGGGGTGCTAGTGTCGCTGGTATTCAGGCGGGTTGCGTTCTCCAACCAACCGATGTTCGTGATTGATGTCGAATAATCCTGCTGAAGCTGATTGACAAGAAACGGGGCTGGTTTGCCACGGTTCCATTTATAGTCAAACGGCTCGGCAAGGACTTCAGACATCACTTCATTGGCAATGTTGATGGGGGTGTTAGACCCGCCATAGCCTGCTACTGGCGAACCAAGAACACTGGTAAGACTGGCAACGGTTCTGAAGTAATCGACAACCTGCTGTACTGTAATTGTTGATGGCATACTTACCCTCTTGCCTGTCTGCCTTGCTGCACACCTAACATCTCCGCTTGCTGCTGCCGTGCGGAAATCAATCGCTCGCTGAGAAAAATGTTCTTTTCGCTTTCAAGCAAACCAGAGTTGGCAGCGACTAGCTGACGCATGAATAGGTTCATTTGGGTCGGGAAGCGAGCGTCGTCAACCTGTTCCAAAGCATGAGCAAGGAACCCGGAGCTATAGAGGTACAGGAGCTTGTCCGGAAGCGGCGTCCAAGTCTGCGTGAGAGCTGTAAACATTGGGGCAGCCATCTGGAAAATCAGCTTTACCGTGTAGACGCCATCGGGAACCGGATACAAACGGAACGTGATGTTTCCAGCGCCGTCATCAAGGTAGGGCGAGATGTGAACCGGGCGGCCAGTTTCGACCGCATCCGGTAACAGCATCTTGACTTCAGCCTCATAGGTGCCAGCGGTACTGGAGACTACAGCCTTTTCCAACCAACCGTATGTCGATAGGGATTCCGTGTAATCCTGCGTGCTGGCGGTCGTGGTAAAAGTCGCAGTCGTGCGGTTCCATGCCCAAGCAAACGGGGGAGCCAAGATAAACTGCTTTACCGTGTTGGCGATGGTGACGGCTGGCTCAGTGTCAATTCCGCCTACGCCCGTTAGGGGCTGAAGGCGGGTAAAGGTTTGAGCCCAATTGACGGTGCCTTGTAAGGTGATCGTGGAGGGCATTAGACCACCTGTCGGGCGTTGCCCAGCTTGTCTTTCTTGATGTATTTGAGCAACGTCTCGTACTGCGGATCGCCGGGAGCAAACTTACCGCCGCACTGCGGACACATGAAACGAATCACGCCGTCGCAGCATCGCTGACCTTGGAGATTCCACGTCCCATCGTCACGCTGGTGAGTACAGGCATTCTTAATTGCTTCCATGGACGCCAGTCGGGCATCTTCTTGCGCTTTGTTCTTGGCTTGCTGCTCTGCCTTCTGAGCCCGTTCCTTTGCCCGGAGTTCACGCTCTTCCTTTTTCAGCGCCTCTGCATCGTCGTCGGTAAAGAGCGCCTTGAACTGCTTGAATAACTCCATAGTTTCGGGGGTAAATGTTTGCTTCAGTTCATCTGTTTTAGTTGCCATTCTGATTTCCTAAATTCCGTTGGTTTTTATGCCAAGCCAACTCTTGGAGATAAAATCGTGCTGCTTCGCCGTTGGTCGGTTGACCAAACTGCTTTAGTGCCTGTTCTTCGCTGATAACCCCGGCTTTAATCAACCTAAGTAAAACGGTGCGCCATCCCCGCTTTTCACGGACGGGACGGTTATGCTCGTTAACAATGACTATGCTGTATTCGGGCAGGTCGCCTTGGTGTGTCCAAACCAGATATGTGATTTCGTCGGCAATAACCTGAAACAAGGAAACGTCATTGCCGATTCGTCCATCACGAACATGTAAGTTCGGGATTATCCGCTGAAGGCGTAGCAGTAACTCACTGCTATGCATCACGTGACCCCAGCGAGCGGGGGAGTTTTTACGCTCTTCCTGTCCCGGAAGCTCATAAGCCTTGTTGCGATTAGCCATATCCTGCTTGAGATAGGATTCGACTTCATCACGAGCGAGACGACTGTCGTAAAGTCTGTTTACACACTCTAAGCACATGGCATTTTCGTCGCCTGCTTGTGCCTGAGCCCGTGCTTGTGAAGAGAAGTCAGAAGACGGTTTTGGGGTACGGCAATAGTTGCAGTAACAGCGGTCGAGAGAAACTACATTGGACATAGGCGGTCATGTAAAAAATGGGCTGGCTTTAACACCAGCCCACGTTGGTTAAGGGGTTAATTAGGAGCAGGCGCTTTCTACGCGGATGCGCTTGAAGCCTTGGCTTCCGCTTCCTGTACCGGGACGGGGGGCTGCAACATACTTCAGGTTGAAGCTCACAGCACCGGGAATCTGCCCAGCGGGATCGGCAGCGCTCGCAGCAAAGGTTTTAATCTCTGCTTTGAAGTTGCGACCCTCGGGAACATCGTTTCCGCCCAGCTTGACGCCGAACATTGCGTCCAGCCCAGCAAGGTAGCAGGAGTATGCAGACTTGCCCGTGGTCGGTACGCCAGAGGTCAGCGGTACGTTGGTTGAGGTAATCCAGCGGGTTCCAGCGAAGTCGATGACTTCGTAGTCGTGACCTTCGCCCCAGCCTTCCTGAATTAGCTGCTGTCCTTCGACGCTGCGCTTCACGATGTCAGTGACGCCATTTACGGTTACATCATTGAATAAATCTGCGGCGACGTAAGGGCTCATGATGCCGTGCAGCTTGCCATCGGCGAACGGACGGACGTTGCGACCAAACAGCGACCCAGCCGCATTACGAATGACGCCAGCGGTAAGATAGCTTCCGTCAGCCACATCAGTAACCGTGGTGGTGTCAATTGCACAAGCCGCATCGAACTCCATCTGAGCGATGGTGTCTACGATCATGGAGCCACGATAGCCCATCATCTTGTTGAGGTTTTCCAGCATCGGGTCAATCGCAACATCCAATGCCATATCTGACACGGTGATGTAATCGACGTACTGACCCATAACAGCCTGAACGTCCGGAGCGGTCGGAACCAGCCCGGAAAGCACGGTGCCTTCTGTTGCCTGAGTTAATGTGCTTCCCGCAACGACGCCAGAAACGAAAGGCGCTAGTGCGTAGGAAAACAATTGAATGGTGCGTCCACGATGGAGGGGTAAATCCTTCGGGGTCGTGAGGGTGTGGAAACCAAGGTTGGCGAAGAAAGCGTCAATTGCGAGCGAGTCGTAATAAACAGCTTGCGTGTTCGTCAAGTTGGCATTGGTCACTGCTGATGCTGCTAGGGACATATATTCTCTTTGTTACTTGGGTTAACCAAACCTTGGTCTGGTCACGCCAGCATGGTTACTGCTTCCGCATCGAGCGGAGGACAATCCGTCTACGCTCGTCGGGGGAAAGCTTTCTCATGCTTTCGACACTGGGTTCGTCCGGCTCTGGCGTCACGTCATCTGCGCTAGATGAACGTGGGCTGATACCAACGTGCGCCCGTTTGTTCCGCAACACCTTTTCAGGCTGTGCGGGTACTACTTCTTTCTGATCGTTGACCTTCACCAATCCGGTTTCGGTCAGCGCATCGAAAGCAATCTCATAATTGTTTGCGGTAGCTGCCATGTTGTGTTCGTGCAAATACGCCATCATGGCTTTTTCGTTTGCCGCATCGTTCACATACTCAGGGTGAGTGGTGATAAACTTAACCGCCTCTCGTTGACCCTGTGCCTGCTGGGCTGCTTGCCTTGACTCTGCAAGTACCTCACGGAGTTCTTCCGGAGTGACCCCTACAGTAGATTTGAATAGTTTCGCAATTGCCCCAGCGGGGTTAGTCTGCAACTCTTGCGAAATAGCAAACTGCTCATCTACCGTCAGTGTTGAAGGCTCAAACTTCACTTCAGCTTTAACAGGTTCGGGCTTGACGTTCTCTTTGACCCGCCTGTTAAGCTCACGAATCTTTTTCGTGGCGTTAAGCTGGGCGGTCGAGAGGGCGTCTATAAGTTCGTCTTTGGTCTCACCCTCAAAAACCTGTTTGCCGCTACCGTCGCCAAGGTCGATCTCCCGTACCCATTGCTTACGCTTCGGGGTGGTTTCCGTCGCTGGTGTTACTGGCGGGGTAACTGGAGTAGTCTCGCTATCTATAACAACCGGAACTTCCGGAATTGTTGGTTCTGCTGCGGTGGCTTTATTGTTAAACTCCGCTTCGGCGGCGGCTCTGAGTTTTTCTAAATCCATAACGTTGGCTCCTGTATGCCAATCCGGGCATAGTCGGCAGTTGGGTTAAAAGTGAAGGTTTGCGATTATCGAAGGCGGATCGTCCGCGTATTCGACATAAGAATTGACCGTGGCGGTGAGAGACTCAACCAACTCAGTGACCGCACGTTGGCGGCATTTGAGCAAGAAAATCTCATGAATATCGGTACTTTTGCTGCTCTCCAACTTGGTTTTCGCTCGGTCGGCTTCTTCCTTTAAGAGCACCATGAGCAATTGCCATCCGGGGTCGTCCATGCAACCACGAAGCCTGCAACCACGGTCATAAGCTGTTACGGCTTCCTGCTCGTCGGGGGTCAGGTTGGCTTTCGTTAGCATGACGGCTCCACCCAAACCCCGCCATGCATAGGAGTGGCATCCCAAGTCCAATGGCAGTAGCAGGCGGTTAGGCGTAGGTTGTGGCGTCCGGAGACACAGCGGTCAGCCTCGGGTATCTCATGAGAGAGCCCGCCTTCTTGCTTGGGTAATGGCTTGGGTTTCTCGCTCCAAGCAAACGTCATAACCTTGTTTTGGAATTGTTCGGGCATTACTGGCTTCCAAACCCCTCGTTGCCGGGGGTGCCATTGACAGCCTCGGACGTGCCTGATTTCTCAAGCACCTGTCGCATGATTTCCCGGAAGGCACGGGCGGAGTTCTCAGAATCCAGCACTTGCAGCTTGCTGTCGGTCTGTCCTGCTTGAGCCTGCTTATCAGCCAACATCTTCTGCACAGCCGGATTCTGCATTGCTGCTCGTTGCTCATCTTCAGGGGTCATATCCAGAATTACGTCTGCCTTGTTCTTCCAACCGCTGACATCAAACAGCATGTTTACGAGTTCGATTACGTTCACTTTCTTACCTTGGGCAGCCAACATCTGGTGCATGGGGTCGGTGATGAGCGTCTGTAGCAACATGGGAAGGGCTTGCGCCATGTTTCGTTTCGCTTGCATCCGGGCAGCGGCGAGAATATCGAAAGTGATCTTGGCATTGAGAATGTCAAGATGGTCGCCTTCATACGCCTGTGCTAATTCGTCATTGAGGATGTAGCGGAGCCGTTCCAAGGGGAGCAAACGGCGGTTCATCTCGTGGAAGGCATCGAGCGTGGGCTCAAACACCTGATCGCCGATGCGCTCAACGAATGCTTCCAACCGTGCGCCGGAGCCTGCCGCCAGTAGGTTGCTGCCCGTGGCTGTACGGGTGATGCTCGTCCGTCCTTGGGCTGGCATGTTGCCTTGGGTGATTAGCTCGTTAGCGCCTGATACCGATTCGGCACGGGCTTCCGACATCTGCACTTCGGCGAAAGCTTCCGGGACCGCCTGAATGCGATCCATCGGCTTGATGGCATTGACATCGTCAACTTTGAGGAACTTGCCAAGCGCCATGCGGATGTTCTGGACGGGTACGTTCTTACCAGTTTGAATTAGGATCGGCAGATTCAAGTTGAAGAAAACTTCGTCCAAGTGGGCTTCGGTCAATCCCTTCTGGATTAACTGTTCAAACGCATGGGTGATGCCGATGCCCAAACCATAAAAACTGTTTGGCACGTCATACCATGTAACCGATTCAAACGGGATGCGACCCCAAGGGTTACGCTCATTGCGGATTACCAGCTTGCGATTCAGGACTGTGACAACCTTGTTTTTGTCCCAGCGTTCCAGTAACTCAAATTTGCTGTCATCGAAAGCCGGGTCAACGGTGTTTTTCTGGTCACGGCTGGCGGCTTGGTGAGTAAAATTCGGAGCAATCTTCTGCGCTTCCAGCAACGATATTGGGGCTTTCTCTTCGGGCGGAAAGAGTAGGTCGTGCAACTCTTCCTTGGAAGGAATGTCATAGCCTTCATAATTGCGAAGGTCTTCCAATTCCTCCGCATTCAACTTCATGCGGTGAATGACAAAATTCGCCTTGCGGATGTCGGGATACCGAAGAGACGGGTCAACGAACACTTCACGAAGATCGCAGTTTTCTAAAATCGGGCGGTCAACGTTTTCGGTTATTTCCTCGACTTCAATCGTGTCGCTCTCGCTGGTATGCAGCGTGGTGTCGGGCATACCGGGGACGGTGGACGGGATCGTTACGGGGTCTTTGCTGCGGTGGTAAACCTCATCCTTGCGGGTGAAGCTCTGCCATGACCATTTCCAGATGCCAGTGCCAAAGGTCAAGCAATCACGGGTACCGATGCGAATCTCTTCCCGGAAGCCGCAATCTTCAAGCTGGTAATGCAGCAAGGCGCTAACAGCACGGGCGGTGTCTTCTGTCACTGAGGGGCGAGGAATCAAAGAGAATGGCGGATCGTCGGCAAACAAGCCATTCATGATCTGGGGCAGAATGGATTGAACATGCTTGGCGACGGTGTAGAAATTGACGTTCGCTCGGGGTACGTCGGTCCCTTCCCATGTGTTGTTGGTGATAAGGGGCTCGTACATTAACTGACTGAAAGCCCAGCGGAGTGCCCATTGCTTTGAGCGAAGCCATTCCTCGGTACGCTGGTAGTCTTGGCAAACCAGCTTGAGAGCGCCGGAATCGGTCGGGATGCCACCAATCTTGATTTCATCGGCGGTAATAGGGGCGGTTACGGAGACGTGCGGTTGGTCAATCAGTGCCATATAAAAGGACTCGGTATGTGAATTTGTTAGCGAAGTAGCGACATACCGAGTAAGCCGGACTGATTACCAGAGGGGACACTAGCGGGGGTCGTATCATCGAATAACATGTGTTCAAAAGCCCGTCGCCTGAGTTCTGCTTTATCAATCTTTGCGACGGCGGGAGTAGTTAGCCCGGTTAGATCACCGACATGCAGAACCAACATTGATAGTGCGTCGGAAATATCGTCATGACGGGCGTAAGGGTATGCGGCAAGTTCTTCAAACAGGTACTTCAAGCCTTCGACGTAGTTAGCGAACCAAAGGCGGTCGCTGCGCAGCATGGTAGCCAGAAACCCAATGCGGGTCTTCTTTGCGTCCTTGAAGCGGGGCGGGGTTGCCCACATGACCGGGCAAATAACCTGACAGTCATGGGCAATGCGGACAATGGTGGGTTCCAAGGCACGAGCGCCTTGGGCATCTTCAATAATCGTGGTCTCGGGCTGCCATTGCTTGGCGGCTTCGACTATTGCTGTCGCTTGCTGAACGGGGTTGTAGCGACCACGAATTATGTCCAAGACGAACAAACGGCGTTGATCGTCTACAATGCCAACCACGCCACACGTGTAATCGTTCCCCGCCCGTTGCGAGTATCCCGACAAGTCCCAACAGATGTACTTCTTCCCGGTATACGGAAGGCTGTCATACGGCAGCTTATGCCTGAGCAGCATGTCCAGCGGGAAGGATGCCTGCAAAGCCTCAATCAGCGGGTCTGGCTGGTTAAGCTGCTGGCAACTAAAAGCGTATGGGTTAGCCCGGTACTGCTTATTCAGGGTGCTGAACTTCAGGCGTTCGGGGTACAGCAAGTCAACGTCATCGGCATGGATGATCGGAGCCCCGTAATCATTCTGCTGGAGGGTGACTCCATCTTTGACCTTCCAAGCAGCCATCTTGCAAACCTGCAAGGAAGGCGGTTCCCCTGCTGCTAGGGCGTCCTCTTCTCGCTTGAGCAGTTCGCCATACAGGTCGGTGCTTTCCCAGCGGGTGCCAATAACATCGACATAGCTGTCAGGTTCGAGCAGGTAAAGGGCATCGGCGTAACAGTTGATGACTTTCTGAAGTTGGTCCGGGGTCTTGCTGTTGGTATCTCCGACCGTATCGTCAAGCACCAAGCATTCGTAGTGACCACTAGCCTTGGCGCTGGATATGGTTGAATTGGAGAGCGACGGTTCCCGCCAATCGGTGGGGCGGTTCGGAATCGTGAACTCATTAGAGTATCCCCATTGTTTATCGGCGGCGGGAATGCCAAGCTCGGGGAACAGGAGCCGGATACACTCGTTCTGAAGGTAACTCGTACACTTGGCAACCATGCGTTCGCCCAAATTCTGAGTTCCCGTTAGCAGGAGAATGCGGATACCGGGGAAGCTAAGAAACCATTGCACGAGGTTCACTTCGTCTATGCTGGTCTTCATCGTGTTGCGGGGAGCCAGTAGAAGGCGCTGCTTGATCGGCGATTGTTCCGCAAAGGGTAGGTCAGGGTTTTTCTGAACGAAATGCGCACACATCGGACGGTGTACACGTTCATTCAAGGGGATGCCGTAGACATCCTTAGCCAAGAAATAGAGGTCGGTCTGGCAGCGGCGTTTTAATTGGGCGAGAGCGTCAGGTGTGAGCTTACGAATTAGGTCGAGTGTTACTTTAGTTCGGGCGGCGATAATTATGCTCCGGTAGGTTTCGATTGCAAATCGGACAATTGTTTTTGGAGTTCGCCGATCTGGGTCTGGGGCTGGTCAATTATTACGTTTTTTTGTTTGCACGCTTCCCGAAGGAAGTTAATGACTTGAGTATCTTCGTCTATTGGGCTGAACATAAATCGAAAGTCTGCCATATTTATAAATACTCACTTTCTCGTCTGAGTGTCTTTGTAGCGTCACGTTTACGGATTAGCCAGCGTCTCTTATGGGCTTCACTCATTTTGCGTTTGGTTTCTTCAGTGTGAGGCGTGTGATGACCTTCAGTTACCTTTCGTGCGTGGGTTAGGGAATGTCTTTTATGGGCTTCACTCATTTTGCGTTTGGTTTCTTCAGATGCCGTCTTCCCATATTTTCTCGCACTTCTCATACATCTTTCGCTACAGAACCGCCCTGACGCATAACTACCATCATGTTCATTTTGGCATCTTTCACACACTACACTACCTGCGACCACATGCATGTGTTCATGGATATAACTGTCGGTAACATATTCCGCCGCAGTGCGCCTATCGTCGAAGGGAGACACAATTGATAATGCGAGACACAGTGGGTCATAGTAGATACGTTTCTGCCATTGTCGAAAGTATGTCTGGCACATCAGGGTTATATATTTGTGTAGATCGTCTTCGCTCGCATGTTCCCCGGTAACTACCCACAACGCCTCTATTTTGTCGTTAACTTCTAAGTCGAGTGGAGGAGTCATAAGCATCAAATAAAAGTCCTGCTCCACATCTTCAGTCGTATAACAGTGCCTATACCGTGTTGATAGTAGAAACGTCTTTGCTATCTGCTTTACCTGTCCGGGGTAGGCTGTTAGATACTCTGCGAAGTTTTTGGGCTGGCGCTGCATTTAGTTACATAGCCTCTAACCTTAAATGCAGAGCGAACTGCATAGGCGTACCACCGCTGGACGCATAACCTGATGTGGCATATGTGATATTCGTTAGTGCCTCGGCGGCCACGACGAAATCACCGGCAGCTAGTGTTGTAAGTGAGTTCCCTGTGGGGGATGCTGGAACCAATGTATATGTTTGCTGTGTAAGGTTAGCAAGGTCAAAGAAGGTCAACACGACGGACGGCAACGTTGATGAGGTAGACGCCGCTTGTGTCACAATGATATACGCTGAAACCCTGTACAAACCGGCTCCGGACACGGGAACAGCATACAATGTAGTCGTTCCAACATCACCGGCCTGCGTGATAAGGTCTACCGTACCTGCCGTAATCTTGCCAACTACGTTTCCTGCGAGCTGGAACGTCGTCGTAGCGTTGATCGTAGGAGCAGCCAGAGTTCCGATGAATGTTGGGGACGCCAGCGGAGCGTAAGTACTAAAAATCGGCTTGTTCAGGATTTCGGCCGCGCCAGAAACGGCGTTCCAATCGGAATTGACTTGGGCAGCGGGGATGGTAGGCTTATCCGGCAAGTTGGCATAGGTGACGCCAAGGTTGGTGCGAGCCGTGGAAGTGCTGGCTACGTCACCAAGGTTGCTTGCTGCATTCAGGGGGGTGAAGCCAAGGGAAGCCTGCTTGCCAGCCAACCCCGTATCGACATAGCTCTTGGTGGCGGCATCGGTCGGATTGACCGGGGGCTGCACTTGAACCTCACCAGAGAATGATATGGGACCATTGACGGTCCCACCCGCTGGCGGGACCGTTGTCGTCGTCGGGATATAAGAGTCAAGGCTCCACGTAGTACCAGAGACCACGACGCCTGTGTATTTGGCGACGGGCTGCCCCGTGCTGTCGGTAATTACGATCCGGTAATAGAAACCAGAGGGGGCGGCGGTCGCTGGATTGGCGACTTGGAAGCTACCAATAGCGCCAGCAGAGATGGGGGTGATAGCAGGGGATGTAATTACCTGACCATTGCCGCCAGCCCGAAAAGCAATAGGGGCTCCGGTTTGGTCTGTGGCTTGGAACGATAGGGTACCGCTGGCAAGGGGTGTGCCTGCGGCGTTCTGGATCGAAGTGGCGGTAATGGTGATGTAGTTGGACATTATTGAATGACCCGCACATTAAAGGCGCTTGCGGTAGGGGTAGATGCCAAGGCGGCGGTAAGTCGTACCGTCACGGTATTTGAGGCGGACACGTAGCCATCCCAGCAGAAACCATCCCCCGGATAAACCGTTGGCGAGACCGCCACTACCATTCCGGTTGTAGCTCCGGTAATCGAGACGTTGATGGTTACGGTCTGTCCAGCGGTCATTGCGGAGCCGCCAACGTTGGTGGAGACGCCGGATAGAGGTACCACGGCTACTGTGCCGCTTGCGGGATAAGTGGCTGTCGAGCTTCGCCCGGTACCACCTTGGCTGGCAGGCAGGGGGGAAGCCAGATGGGTAGCCGTGACCTGATTACTGGTGTTGATGTCCGTGCCGGACAAGACGGCAGACACGGGTAGATTAGCTACGGGGAGCAGTCCGCTGGAGTCAAGGGGAGCATAGCCGCTGGCAATTCCCTTGTTGGCGAGAGATTCTTTACTGGTATCGGTGGGGTGAACATGGTCAGCACGGGCGAAGGTGGTAGATGTGCCAACGGCGGCAGTGCCATCCATAACAGGAGTGGTACTAGATGCCTGACCAATGACAAATGCCGTGGTAGCGACCTTGGTGGAGCTATTACTCGCCACTTGGGTAGTGGCAGTGGTACCGCTGGGCAAAGCGGAAACAGCCGACAGTAAGGCGGCGGAACCAGTTGTATTGGCGGCGTTGTTGGGAATGTCTCCGCTGACTAAAAGACGCAGAGACGGAGCGCCGCTGGAGCCATCGGGAGTGGCGAATACTTTGTTGGCGGTGCCAGTGGTAACGCCAGTACCGCCCTGATTAACTGGTAAGGCGGCTGCTAGGTGAGTGACGGTGACGTGGTTGCTGGCGTCGATGTCGGCTCCCGACTGCACAACCGTGGTCGGAAGATTGGCGACGGGCAGACGGGCAGTGGAATCTAGCGGAGCATACCCATTCGCCGTATCCTTATTGGCGAGTTCTTCTACGCCCGCGAGTCCGGAGAGTGCGCCTTCGTATAGTGCCAGTGAACCTGAACTGATCTGAGAGAGCTGCCAGTCCGCCCAGCGACCAGCGAGAAAGAAGGTCTGATCTACCCCGCCTGTAACGCAAGTACCAGAGAAAAGCACGGCACTGGTGATGGGGTCGATAATGCTGAAGGTATCGCCAGCGGTTACGGGGGCGTGCCAGATAATCATGGATGGGTTGATTGGCGTCCGGTTACCAGCGACGGAGCCGATGGTGGTCTGGTAGCCATGGGACATTACGGCGGTCAAAGTGATAGGTCGTGCATTAAATGTATTGGACATGTAGGGGTTCCCTACATAGAACAACCGGAAGTTTGGAAAAAGCGGGTCGTGCGGAAATGGACTATAAAGAAGATGGTGTACGGGCTAGGAATGGTGCTGGAGATCGGCGGGAACTGGTTAGCAGTGAAATGTCAATTGACCACCAACCACGGCGACCGGGTGCCGGGGCTCCCTCCGCCCTATGTCTACAGCTAAGTCGATGGTACCTAAAGACTTAGGATTGGAATTGGCAACCCCAACCCCAAGCCACAATCTATAGACAATATCAAGGGACAGTTTCCGAGGATGTATTACTCTCGTTGAAAACAAACGGCAATTGCAACTTTTGTAGCCGTTTTGTACCCGTTGCAGTCGATTTGTTGCCGATGTGCGGTCGATTCGCCTGAGATTTTCGGCGGGTTTGCCGTGCAAGACTCGGCGAGCATCGGGAGCTATGATTTTTTTGGCTCAGTCTCAGGGTCAGCCTGCAATATTTGATTAAGCATCTCTATGGTGATCCCTACTCCGGACTCACCTTTAACTGGCTGACCCTTACTGCTTGTTGGTGCTGTCGGCGGTCTCACAGCTTGTAATTCTCCAGCAAACCCTTCCAACCAGATCAACCAGACAGCAGCATCTAACGCAACCTGCATGTTCGTAGTCTGCTTGGCAAGCCTTCGAAAAATTCCAATCAATTTGCGTTTTCTATATTCGTTTGCCATGTGCCTCTAATTAGTTTTATATAGTCAAAATTTCACTCAGATTGGCAAACGATTGTCAAGCGATTTGCAAAATATTTTAGGAAATTTTTATCAGCATGAAATCACAGTGACTTAGTGCGACCGAAAGGAAAGTTTTCCACAAGCAGATTCTATAGGCGTTTGAACTCGTGTGCTAGTTTGCGAATCGAAACAAAAACGCATCGGGTGAGTGCTTTGAACACTTGCCCGATGCTGACCAAAGCAAATCACAGGAGGATTCGCAATGGCTACCGTCTACGATACCATCACCGAACGAATAATCGAACAGCTAAATTCTGGCGTAGCCCCATGGCATAAACCATGGCTTAGTTACGGCGGACAAGCTACAGCACCTCGCAACTTAATCAGCCAAAAGCCATACAGGGGCATCAATGCTCTGCTGACTCTGGTCTCGCCTTACTCATCCCCATTCTGGCTTACCTATAAGCAAGCTGCTGGCATAGGCGGTCACGTCAATGCTGGTGAGAAATCTACTCCAATCGTGTTTTGGAAGTTTGGCAAGGAAGAGCAAGCCGAACCCGATGGCGAGATTACCACGACTAAGACTTGGGCAATGTGCCGTCTATACCACGTGTTCAATTACGAGCAATGCACAATCCCCGGTCTCAAACTTGACTCGACGCCAACCACACCCGACAAAACTTTCAACCCGATTCCGATTTGCGAGAAAATCGTTGCCGAATTCGCTGGAAAACCCCCAATCCACCATGCCGGAGATAGGGCATTCTATACGCCATCCCGTGACACTGTGACCATGCCTGCTCGTGAGTCGTTCGATGGTCCTGAAGAGTATTACAACACGCTATTCCATGAGTTGACCCATTCGACTGGGCATTCGTCTCGCCTTGACCGAGAAGGCATCAACGTCCCTCACTTCTTTGGCGATGCTGTCTACTCCCGTGAAGAGTTAGTCGCAGAGATGGGAGCAGCATTCCTGTCAGGTCACTGCGGTATCGAGAATAAAACCCTGAACAATTCCGCCTCTTACCTGCAATCGTGGATTAAAGCACTGCGGTCGGATTCGAAACTGGTAATCGTTGCCGCTGGAGCCGCACAAAAAGCCGCTGACCTGATTCTTGGCGTCACTGCCAGCAAGGGGGTGAACTAGCCATGGAACATCTACTCAAGTCTGGCGATCTCGCTTACTTCGATTCGTTTGCTGGTTTGGTTGCTTGCCGAGTGCAGAGAATCACTGGCACATCCGGAATTGCCAGCACGGCGCAAACGGTTCGCTTCCGAATCACGGCATCTGGCAATGGCACTTACAAGCACGGGGAAATTCTGGAAACCCATGGCTTGCATGTTTGTCCTCGTCCTGCCGTGCATCGAATCGGCTATTTCTTCCACATCAACCGCTATCAGGTCGAATGCGACAAGGGGGAGCTATGACACTGTCCAACGGTACTGAAGTCCTCGAATATCAGCACGAGAACGGCTCAACCATTGCCGTAATCGTTCCCGAAGATAGGGCTATGACGGAAGCCGAATGGCAGGAGTACGTCATATACCTCCGGAAGCTAAGTTCCGAGCAGCATCGGGAGAGACTCGCAAACCGCAAGATTTATAACCGTATGGCATTCGAAGCGAAGAGGGGATTTTAGCCATGACAAACCAAATCGGATTTGAATTCCCACAACCACTGACGGAAAAATATCGCCCAACCCGGATAGCTGACTTTGCGGGTTTGGACAAACCGAAGAAAATCATGTCCAAATTGGCTGCCAACCCGTTCCCGTCAGCTTGGCTGTTCACAGGTCCAAGCGGAACAGGTAAAACCACCATGGCGCTTGCCCTTGCTGCTGAGATGCAAGCGGAATTGCATCACGTTCCCAGCCAATCGTGCAATCTGGAAACCATCGAACGAATTCGGCGGACTTGCCAATATGTCCCAATGCAGGGTTGCAAGTATCACCTTGTCCTAATCGACGAAGTAGACCGCATCTCCCCGGCTGCTCAGATTGCCCTATTGAGCAAGTTGGATGCTACTGACTTTCCACCTAACACCATCTTCGTTGCCACATCCAATGACATCAGCAACCTCGAAGGGCGACTGGTATCACGGTTCCATGTCTTAGAGTTCTCCAGCTATGGGCTGAGTGAACAGGTTGCCGATTTATTGCGGCGGGTTTGGACTTCCGAAACCGACTCACCCGATATGCCGGACTTCAAACGGTTGGTCAAGAATGCCGGGAACAATGTGCGGTCGGCTTTGATGGCATTGGAAACAGAACTTATGGCTTGCTGAATCCACGGGGCGGGTTTATCCCGCCCCAACTAACACCGTCCCATTGGACGAAGGAGAAGACTATGAGCACATATATCGTTGCTGACGCTACCATAAACCGGGTGATTGATTCTCTGGTTTGCGACCGCCGTCGTGAGTTCGAATGGTACAAGAAAGCGATTCTCACGGCTGCCCAAATCGACTTATTTGACGACGATTGGACGACCAAGCTGGGGGTGTCCATGTCTCAGATGAACGATGCCGCCATGGATTCCCGATATAGTGAAGGGACGGCGGCTGGCGATAGGGCAGGTAAAGCGTATGAATACCACATGGAACGCCCCGACAGCTTGATTCAGGTTTACAAGTCCCTTGGCTGTTACCTATATCAGTGCTCTGAGGGTGACGTTCCGGAAGCCTTTGCCCTTTACAAAGCCTTGGAAGATTACAAGCACGCCCTTGCCGATCACATCATTAGCGACCTACCCGCCTATGACAAGGCGGAATGGGCTTAGGCTGCCTGATGAGGCTTATTGAGCCGAAACCCGGAGTGATCCGGGTCGCAGTCAAATTCGCAGGAGGAAAATCACATGGAAGACGAAATGGCAATCAAGTTTCCGTCAAGCATTGGCAGGGCAGTAGCGGGGGCGCTTGAAGTTGGTGCCGAAGGAATCGAAGACCCAGAAACCTACAAACAAGTTATGGCTTTAGTTGCTGGTTTGAACGATGCATTAAGCGCTTACGGCTTATGAGCGCATCTCAACAGGAGGGAAAGACAATGGCTGACACATTCTTGCCAGAAACCGTCACAGCCCGTTATCGCTGTGCTACCGCCGTTGAACTCATAGAGGCGCTTACCAGCATGGTATCGCCCGATGACACTGTATTGATTGAAGATGCCCCGCTGATTGTGGAACTGGTTGAAAAGAAACTCAGTGATGGTTCGCCAGTTCACGACATACGAGTGTATCGCCAGCGGAACTGTTAGAATATCGGGGGAGCCACCAATGGCACTAGATACACGAGATGCGATCTTGCATAAGCTACTGGCAGAGATGCCGGAACTGTTAGCTGATTATCTCCACCTTGCCCAAGACGTTGATGGCAAGGTGGATGCCGTCCGGAAGCAGAGGCATCGGAAGATTACCGCATTGCTGTTCAAGTATCAGAATTGGCATTCGGTTCGCTAGGATTGCAGCAGTAAATCGGGGTAGGTGACAGCCTACCCCTTTTTTATATGGCAACGCAATGTTTCGTTCCATCTTCAGCGGTCAACAGGATTCGGGTCTTGTCTTCACACGTCCATCGTGTCTCTGGTCCTGTCAGGCAGACAGCGTAGGGAGATTTCAAATTGCATGGGTGATCCGCTGGAACCGTGATTGTGATCGCTGGAACATCGACCGGGACGGCGGGTTTCATGTCGCCGATGGTTGGTGGGGTCGCTTGCGCTAGTAACAGGCAGAACAAGGCGAGTGCATTAGTCATTTCTTTCCTTTGCGTTTCGTTGCGGGTTTCTTGGGCTTCACATGGTCGGGCAGCTTGCTGTAATTCGTGCCATGAGCCCACTCATCGACCGCTGATTGTCCACCAAGGGCTTTCTTGCCTTCAGGAGTGTTAGCCCATCGTTCTTGAGCCTTCGATTTGAACGGCATACCTATAATCCCTCACCCCGACCGTAACTATCGCCCAGAAGTGAAGCCTGAGCCATGGCGAGGTATATTTTTAGTTGAGGGAGAACGGCGATGCGTCGGTAGGGTATCAGCCCGGAAGGGCGTCATGGACTCATGCCCGTCCCGGGCAAAGCAGGTTTGACCCATGCCGTCATCCCTCACTGCTATGAATAACCGGATCGGTTGCGGATTGCGGTCGGATCGGGAGACAATAGCTGCGGAGGGAAATCGATGAAACGAGATTTGAATTGGCACAAGAGCCCGAACGGTTGCAAAAAATGCGTCCAGCTTGCGCCGGGTAAGTGGCAGTATTGCGCAGAGGCACAACGTCTAGCCGAGCAGGAGCAAAGCGGAGCAGCAGAAGCACTGTTCAATGACGAAGAGTCGCAGGATAAATAACCAACCTTCGGGCCTTTCCAGTATTAACCAGCAACCAAGGCAGAACCTCCGGGGGCGTGTCCTGATCCAACACGCCCTATTTTTGTCTATACAACATCCCGATAGTCGGCTCCTATGACTTCCCGCAATGTCCTTGCGATCAACTTTGCCCGGACGTTTGACCGGGCGATGCCGTTCTGGATGCCGATTTTTCGTACCGTCTGCGGAGCGCATCCAGATTGTTCGGCAATCTGTTCGGCTGTCAGGTATGGCTTCGTTTTCAATAATCTGATAACCAAATCGTGGTCAACAATCGGATCGCCAAACGGACCCCGGCGGCGAACCATGCCAGCTTTGTGGGCGTGGTGACCTATGGTCACTTCACTGACGCCACAAGCCTTGGCTGCTTCTCTGAACGTCATGTCGGGATACTTACGAAGCAGTTCCAAACCGCGTAGGGTGGCTTTGGACTCATGGTTCATACGCCCGGTTGCCCGTGCCAGACCGTGTTGGTAGGCAATCTTCTGGACGGTCATCTTGTGAACGCCGAACCTCTTGGCTACGTCCGCGTAGCAAGTCAGAGGATTCTCCCGCAGGTAGGTGATGACGGGCGTCTCGTCCAACTTGTGCTGCCCCCGTTTGCGGCGGATGCCAGCGGCGATGGCGACCAGTGAGACGCTGCTCACTGGAACACGCAGTTGCTTGGAAATCTGACGGTAGGTCGTCGCCGGGTTACCAGCGGCGAGCCTGACGATGTTGAGCTTGGTTTCTTCTTTGATAGACATAGATTCTCCTATATGCAGTCGCATCCGAAAGCGGCTGGAACGACGCCGCAGTGTGGGCATGGTGGTTTGCTGTTTGGTTTTGCTGTTGTCTTGCTTGTGACGCTTACACCTAACGGCGTCTTATGGTCATCCAACCAAGTGGTCCGTTGCACGTTAGTCCATGAGTTGAAATCATCAGGCCATGGAGTTCCGTCCTTGGCTTTATGGTTATCAGATGAGTTTGAAGTTTTTGCTGACTTGTTTGCGGCGTTGGTTGGTAACTCTACCAATACACGACAACGAGAGGGAGAGTCATACTGTGAACTTGAATCATACTCCGAACCATAAGAAGAACCAATAACCAATAAACCTTTGTAGGAATTTTGGGGTGTAGGAATTTCTCCTACACCTGAAATGTCAGTTTTACTGGTTAAATCGTCTGTAGGAATATTTCCTACACTTGCGTTTGGTTGAATGGGTGTAGGAGAATTTCCTACACCTTTCTTTGGAGTCGGATCGTCCACTCTTACTACTGGGATTTTATTCATTCCACGACGGTCAAGTGTAGGACTTTCTCCTACACTTACTACAGACTTACTACAGGATGACTCCAGATTGACTACAGGTTGACTACATTTCCGCTCCGCTTTTGTAGTTGGATCATCTACACGGACGACTGGAACTTTCCATGAGCCTGTGGTTGGTTCTTCATACTTGGAGCCAGCCACTTCGCCTGTTTCAACTAACCAGCCGTTCTCCACGAGATAGCGCCTCCACTTCATGACTGTCTTGGTGTCCATGCCAGTTAACGCGGACACACGGCGGATAGAAGGCCATGCTTCTTGACCTTCCGACTCACACATGTAGTAGCATAGCCAGAGATGAACGGCACCACTTGGTAATCCAAGCAGTGCCTTGCGATTGCAGTCCAGTAACTTATACGACATCGTCGGCCTCGTCCATCTTGAAGCCTTCGCCTACGCTGACCACATCGTCGTCATCGTTGCTCACTGGCTTCTTCTTTGGTGGATCGTCCTTGTCCACTTCCTTCCACTTCATGATTCCAGATACATACTTGAGGAGATCAAGCCTGCCTTTGTGGTGAAGTCGGATGGCTTCGTTCCACTTGTGGATTTCGTTGTTGTATTCCGCTGTCTGTTCAGTGGTTGGTTTCTTGATGGCTTGATATTTGGTCTTGGCCTTGGCGAACTTTTCGCGGTCTTCTTCCAGCAATTGTCCGTGCTTGCTTACCCAGTTGGCTAGATCAGAGATGGACTCGGACACCACGTCAAAGTTGTGCCGGGTGAGCCATATCATGCATTGTTTTGGATCAGGAACTGGTTCGCCGATGATGGTCAGCCAGAGTTCCTGTAGAGCAGAGATGTTTTCCTTGGCTTCTGCCAATCTTGCAATCAGCATGGCAGCCTTGGAGCCTTTCGTATAGTTCATACATTATCCAATTATGGTTATTAACGGTTGCCCGTCACTTACGATTTACGAAGTCAAAACATTGAACTAACATGTGAGATTGTGTAAGTCTTTTAGAATTAAAGACTTATAATAGGCGTACAAAAGGCGAAATTGTGTTCGCTTTTTCTTCAATTCGTAGTCTTTAGGCTTTTCTAGTTAGCAGATCGAGCGCATCAGCGGTTATGCCGAGCACGTCCAAGTTGGCGGCAATCTTGCTCAGGCAGAGGCAGGCGTAGCGGTCGCCGGGTAGTTCCAGCAGTTCCAGCCGAGAGATGCTATGGTCACCAGCACAGACCCCCAGCGGATAGTCATCGCACCGGGTCACATGGGTTTGTCGCCATGCCGCATGCTTCTGTTCAAACTCACGGTCACGTCGTTTTTGAGCTAGCCGGGATAGCCGCCTTTCTTTCTGTTTCTGTCTGGGGGACAGTCTTTTGAGTTTTTGCTTGGGTCTGATCCCCTTGATGGCGTTGTTGACGGATGCGACTGCCAGTCCTGACCAGTAGGCGATCTGCAACATGGAGTGTCCCTGCGTAGCCCATTCCCGAATTTTCTCTTGACGCTTTTTCCGATCTTCTCTTGTTAGCTGCATACCCATGCAATACCAAGTCGGCATGACCAAACGCAAAATTCTAGCCACAACAATAGTTGCGTTTGGTAACGCAAATACGCAACCACTTAACAAGGAAGAAACGCTATGTCATTACTGAAAGATTACCTTACACACGAAGACGGGCGGCTCAACCTAGCGGGTAAGCAGTTCCTCCAGAACCTATACAACCTAGACCACCAGATCGAACTCGGCAAGGCTCGCCTCACGGCCCCATGGACAGAAGCATGGGAAATTCCCATTAAGAAGGTGCAGCCATGGCAATAATGAATCAGGATATCGTTTACATTTACTTGTTCCACGAGTCGGACGATGATGGCGTCATGGACGCGACTGGGGTCGCTATCGCCAAGGTGCTGGCACTTTCTGTCAGGACAGTCCAATACAGCTTGCGGAAGCTGGAAGAAAAGAACTTGATACAACGTTTGCAACGCGGTCGCTATGCCGTAACGGACAAAGCGGAACGGGCAGACATTGACGAAGCATTATAGGCAATGCCTAAGAAGTCGATTGCAGGAGCCAAGGGACGCTGGCGTCCCTGCACCAAGGAAGGCTCATATTATGTCAAACGCAGAAGAACAAGCATTGAAATACATCGGGATGTGGACGGCTGCCAGTGCCAAGCGTGAATCGCTGGAAAAGGCTAGGCAATATCTCATTCAATTATCACTGGAACGCCCGGACGGTCAGGTCAACGCTGACGATGCCAACTCGTTCATTGAACACGCTGACCTGCCGCCACTCAAGAACGCCGCTGGATCATTGTTCAAGAACAAGAAGATATGGGAGCAGACTGGAGAGTGGAGGCCCTCGGAACGTAAAGGCAACCATGCTCACTTGAACCCTCAATGGCGTCTACGCAGGGGCTATGACGGCGTTGGTGACCATCCTGAGCCCGTGTCGGCAACAAAGAAGAAGACACTGACCCCGTCTCAAGCCAAGAAGGAACTGGCGGCATTGACCGATTTATATGAGTCGAGTTCTGCTGACGACATGTCGGAAAAAATGTATGAAGCACTGAAATCCGACATCTATGGGAGGATGCAGTAATGACCTACCTAGAACGCCGTCAGCGGATGGCAAAACTCAGGGCCGAGTATGGAGACAGGGCCATCAGCCGATATCTATATGCGTTGGAGACGCTGCGATCCATCAACGCCCCGGCATGGGAACAGGTCACGGAACTTGAACTTATGCTGCTGGATGGGTATTAAAGGTTTGCGGGGACGGGTTCCGGAAAGCATCGACGCTCGGACCAATCCTCAAGGGGCTTCTTCTGCTGGTCAGCCCCGCTATGGCGGATGCTAGTAAGCCGTTCCCGCAATGCAGTTATCTTCCCCTACGCTTCGCCCTCCTTACTTCTTCTCGGCTTTGCGGTCTCCCACTATTACCCAGCCCCGGAGGCGGTGTTTTCGAGTCTGGCTTAATCGCATCGATTCTTACCCTAAGCGTTGCACAATCGTCACAGGTGGGTAACTGTGGGACGATAAGTTCGCCAGACGACGGCTTGCCGCATAGCGTCTTGCCCGGTTCCCCGTGTAAGTGCGTCTTTGGGGTTGTGTCCATAATGTTCCCCCTATCCGGGCTTTTCTCTTCTAGCCCTTTGCGTCGATTAAGGTTTGAACTTGTTCGGCTAGAGTGTTAACTGTTTCTCTGAGTTCATGTATTTGTTTGAGCGCCTGTGTGGGTAACCCGTCTACACCTTCCCCAACGATCACGTTTTCTCTGACTTCCTGTAAATCCTTCGCAATTCTCAAAAGCGCCTGTTTGGTTTGTTGTGGATTTGGCGAGCCTGTCGATCCCGCCAAGAATTCGATTAGCTGCTTAAGGTCCATTGTGCTCAAATCCATATATCCCCCTTATCCGGCTAAAGATGTCTCCCCACCTTTCTTCTTAGCTGCCCAACGTTTCTTTGTCGCTTTACGCAGTTTCTCTCTAGTCTCTGCTGACATCGGCTTCCGCTTGTGGGTCTTAGCGGCTGGTGCAGCCTTAACGGGTGCCTGAGTCCGCTTCGCCGTTCGCTTCGTGGTGGTGCCTGACGGCGGTGTAAACTTGCGTTGAAGCGTTCGGGTCAGCGTCTTGATTGCTGCGTCTATTTCGTTCCGCTCCTGTTCCATAGCAGCGAGCAATTCCGCAGTATCTATTTTCGGCATAGTCATCCTTTCATTCAAATGGCTTGGTTCAAAATTTGACCACACGCTCTCGACGGCTGGGGCGTTGGTGGTTTTGTAGGTCGGAATACGAAGAATCGGGTCACCCAAGACCCTATAAAAGTCATCGTCATCTTGATACTCGCTTAACACCCATCGATATGGCGCACGTAACAGCGTTTTAAGCAGCCCGGGGAAATCAATGCTATGAGTGTCATAAGTTCCCACGTTTGCTTTTCGATATGGTGGGTCAAAGATACACCATGTCGCCCGGTCGGCATTGCGCCAACACGTCACGGTAGTCGATGGCGGTCAGTTTAGTTCGCTTCCAATTTTTCTCCAGCAACACACCAGCCCCATAGAAGAGGCGGGACATACCTTGCTTGGTTATACCACTGCCCGTTCTCATGCTAGCGCCTCTGGAATTATATGTACCGCCGTCACGGCTGACATAACATTCTGTTGCTAAAGATGCGGGCTGGCGATTATGTTTTTCAGTCGCCTTTGCCTGTGCCTCTTTAAGCCACCCCAATATCTGTCTCACAGATACTTTTCCCCCAGCGACTGCGGGCTGCGTGAAGTCAACTTCCGGGTGAGCCGCTATAATCTGCTCTAACTGGGGGATTAACTGTTGTCGATTAGCCCCCACCGTTTCCGCCTTGCTTTTTTCGTAGAACTCTCTGGTTCTGTCTTTGAACAGGTATTGCCCGGCAACTGGGGCTGGTCCAAGAAAACGAATCTCACGGAAAAAGTCGATAGTCCCCAAGGCATTGATCCAATAGCTGCGGTAGTTAAGCATGGACATTACAGCCCATGTGATATTTCCTCTCCCAGCAAAAACATCGACAAAGCGGTCACCGACCGGCGGGAACAAGCTGACGATGCGCTTGGCATGTCTGGCTTTACCGCCGGGGTAGGAGAAATGGGGAACGTCAGCCACAATCGCAAAAGCATACGCCAAGCCGGGTATATGTGGCAAGCCAGCCGTCCGCTCGTTCACCAACCGTGATGACGGCATCACCAAAATCTGGCTGTGCCAAGAGCATTACAACTGGTTTATGAGTTAGCAACAGCCTTACCACAATCGCCAGTAAATGAATTTTCCTGTTACCGGAATCACGGTAGAGGGACTTTCATGGTCGAACTGGTACTGATACTTAGCGGTTGTTTCTTGGCGGGACGGGTTTCACAAGGTCTGTGGGGGCGTTGGCAGCGTGGGCGATAGGGACAGTATGATCGCCGAATACACCCCAATGGCTCAGAGGATCGGTCGGGCTCTCGCCGGGTTGGTGCATCTGCCTGCCGCCGATGCCCAGCAAGAAGCCGTCATCGGCTTGATTAAATGCATTGACCACTACCCCGTGGTTACTCCGCAGCTTATCCGCATGTGTGTCCGCAACCACCTGCTACGCCTCTCCGAAAAAACCAAAACTGCTAAACGCACGGGACAGACAGTATTACTCACTGACAACGTATCTTCCGACAATACCCTGAATTCAGAAGTGTTGGCGATTGCCGCCGACAGGGAGCAGGTAATTGGAGAACGCTGCCAACGGTTGGGGATGGGGGTTGGGCAGACATTAGCTCTGCTGGTATGCCTGTTCAATTTGTCCCGCTCTGATGAGAGCCCGGACCAATCGCTGTGGCTCGAATTGTCAAACTTATCGCCTGAGCAGGCGGCTGGATTTACCAAGCGCAAAGCCCGGAGACTGTTAGCCCGGTTAATTGAACAGGTAGCTGAATGAGCAAGACACATTACATGTTCTCCGATATCGACCAAAAATCATCAATGCCCTGCATCGCAGAAGTGCAGGCTGGGGACACCTTATGGGTTAGCACGGACGGCGGGAACGTCGTGGATGCGCTCGCTATCTATGACGTGCTTTCAATGCGGGACGTGACCACCATTGCGACTGGGGCATGTTTCTCATCCGGCTTGATCGTCTTACTAGCGGGGAAGCGTCGGTACGCCACTGAGCATTGTCGGTTCTTGACTCATCCCGTACTAAGCCGTGGCACAGACCGTGTGCAAGCGGACATCGACGAAACTGCACTTCTCCAGCGAATGATGGTCGAAATCATTGCTAATCAAACCGGCATGTCTACCGCCCGTGTGGCGGGACTCTTGAGACCTGAGCAGTATTTCTTTGGTGCGGTCGCAGCCATTGAAATGGGAATTATTCATGGAGTTTATCAGGAGAGCCAACTTTGCAAGCCCCTTATAGGGGGCTAGTTAAGTGACGACGGATGACTTTTTAAAAAGCATTATCGCTCTTGCACTCTGGCGGGAAGATAGAGGCGGTGGATTAGACGGCATGATTGCGGTCGGCTGTTGCCTTGCTAATCGAGTGAAAGACTGGAAGCAATCTTGGCAGCAAGTGTTGGAAGGCAAGAACCAGTTATCAAGCATGACGGTGAGGGGCGACCCGGAAACCGTCATTTATCCGGATACCAGAGACCCGCTCTTCATTAAGTTGCTGGCGGCGGTCGATGACATCTACGGTGGGCGACAAAAAGACTTAACCAATGGCTCCCATTGGTACGCCAACCCGGCAGCCATCACTAGCGGCTGGTTCAAGGAAAACATCGTTGACCAAGCTGCGGCGCATCCCGTGGTCGCTCGTGCTGGCGGGCAAACTTTCTGGAAATAACAATGAAAGAATACCTAGACGCATTTCTCAAATTTCTCAAGTCCGTATTTAGTGAGGCGGACGGTACCGGCAGTTGTTCCCGTATCCTGTCCGCCGTGTTCTCGCTTGCTGTGATCGGTTGGGTTACTCATATTGTATTGAAGACTCACGCCATCCCGCCGCTTGGTGACGCCACAACCCTGATAGCAGCCCCTTACGGTATAAACAAGGTGGCAACCAAGATTGCCGATGCCGTCTCGGCTCTCGCCGGGAAGAAAGACGGTCAGTAAAAGGTTTTGGGGGCTGATCCAGAATTAACCCAGAGCCTCGTTGTAAGTAACCCGCAAAACAAAAAGCCCCGGTTCGTCACCGGGGCTATGCTTTGCTCGTAATCTGTTATCCCCAAACAGCATCGAGCCTGCCGCTGGCAGCTAGTTCCTCAGCCGTCGCAGCATCAAGGTAGTGTTTGATAGAACCCAAGTCACGATGCCGTAAAAGGTTCCTAATCTCAGGGACGCTGAAATCCCGATTCTTGCAAAGCTGGGTCGCAAAACTTGACCGAAAATTTTTCGGTTTGAACTTTGTTTCGTCAACCCCCGCCCGACGAGCAATCTGCTTGCAATGTAGCCAGAGGTTCTGCTCAACCCTTCCCGATGGGGTTGGGAAGCAGACATTTGATTTTGCCGTTTTCTGCAACTCTTCCAGCATCGTCCATACGTCAACGGGAATCGGCACATCACCGACAGACCCCTTTTTCGGTCTGAACTCTACAGTGTGGTCACCGTCCTTCATCATCTTCTTTCGGATATGAATGACGTGTCTGGCAAAATCAATATCACCCCACTCTAGGTGGGCAATCTCACCGCTGCGTAGTCCACATTTCAAAGCCAGCGTCCAGATGACTTTTTCCATACCCTCACAGGCTGCGAGAAACTTGTCTCGCTCTGCGGCTGTGTACACGGTGACCGTGGGTGGGCGGTTTAACACTTCGCTGAAATCCGCCTTCGTCACTGGTCCTTTACCAGCCGCTAAACCAAGCGTGACTTTGACCAGCTTGTTTACATGGATACACTTCCAACAACTCGTGTATTCTTCGTTGCCGTTACCCTCTTCGCTTTCAAGATACCGTTTGAATGCGAAGATGTGAGCACGGTCAATTTGATCGACGTAGGTCTTGCGGGTCTTGGCTGTCTCGTGGTTCCACTTTTCAAACTGCCGTAGGTTGCGGGTGTATTGCTGCACCGTGTTTCCATGCCCCGTCAGGTCAGCCAAGAACCCGTCTATTGCGTCGGTGATCGTCAGACGGACTTTCCCACTGGTCGGGTCTTCCACATGTAGACCCTGAGCCAGACTTTTCAAATACTGTTCTTTTTGCGCTCTCTGCCGCAAGGCATCCCGCATGGTCAGGATGTATTCGCTGTATTTCTTCGTGGAGCCTTCCCGCCACACAAGCAAGAACTTGCCGTCACGGTCGTCTTTTAGGTAAAGTCCCTTGCCATCAGGACGGAGTTTTGGGGTTGGGACGCTTTTGGTCGTCCATTTACCATCTTCGGTTTTGATTCTTTCAACGATTGAGACTTTGAGATTTGCCAT